AGGGCGGCTCTCAAAGCCTTATCAATTTCATCCTTGATAATAGCCAGTGTTTTAATGGCAAATCCAGTGCTTGTCAATCCATAAGCCATTAAGGAACCTCCTCTGAGAAATCAATAATGCCTTCGCTTGTCAGGGCCTTAAACGATAATGTCATTACTCGTGTGCTTATATCTACATCAATGTTAAATGCGATTAACTCCAGCACTCCCAGCGTGTCAAGTATTTGCCTTTTAAATGCACTGTCCACCACAACGGGATCGGGATTTTTAACAAGGATATGTTGAAAGTAAGGCAGGCCCCGGCGAAGGTCTAAAAACCACTCATTGTAAAATGTTTTGAGTCGTTGTTTAATATGTTGTTCAATAGCATCAACTCCGGTGGTTTGCTGAAGGTCGGGCTGGGATGTATCTATATCGCCAGAACTATCAAGTTTTATATCACTCATTTCTTTAAAGTATCGATTTTGACCTTATCGGCTGCTAATATTGTCTTGGTTGCTGTGTCCATCTCTCCCGTCCCGGCTCCTGCCGGACAGGTCGTCACCATTGTTGAATCGTGAACATGCTGAAAGAAGTCACTAATCACGGCCACCATCTCCTCGCTTGCCCCCTCAATACTTACCTTACCATCGGGGTAAAGGGTCAATTTCATATTATCATTTACCACCATCAAATCATCTGCTAATATCCCCTGTAATGCCTCGCTGAAAGGCAATACTCCCGGAATAAATATAGCATCCGATAGATCGTGATGACGGGGATCGTCCGGGTCAACGATCCCTCCGTCTCCGGCTAAGTATTTGTCAATCGACCTATCACAAAAAATAGCTGTCCCCAAATCGCCTTTCTTAATAGGTAAATGAATAAATGCTTTGCCTCCATTAGCTGAAGGATGCTGAACCGGCACACCGGGAATAATAGGCATTTTTATTTTCAAGCCGTCTGATTTATATTTCTTATAAAGTAAAGGCTGGATATTAGCCTTCTGTTTATCCTTGTCGTACTTATCCACCCGGGCAGGCAAGGCCACATGGAGATCCAGGAGAGCCGCCCTAATAGCTTCTTGAATTACTTCCGCCATTGTCGGCGGTTCAACCTTTTCAGCCATGTCCCACCGTCTTGGCCCAGCCGGTGATGTGCCACGGCTGGCCGTGTGTGTCACCTCGATAAGTAGCCTTCGTAACTTTAAAGGTTTCAAATATATGCTCACTATGAATTGTTACTAATCGCCCTGGCCCGATACCCGGAATAATAAGGGATACAAATTCAACCCCGTCATCACCCCTTTTGGCTGGTGTGCCTAAAAGCCCAGTCTGTGGTGTGAGTAAAACCGCTTCGTCCTGAGTGCCTTGATCCGGCTGCAATAGCTGAAAGTTGTTGTCCTGCATAGACCATTCTAAATTAAGCTTTCCAACAAGATCGTCCATAACATCTTTTGCCATACCGGAGAGGGCAAGCCCCGACTGCTCTTTTTTATCATCAATACTTGCGAATACATTAGCTAAATTGCCAACGATAATACCACCGGCATCCCGGAAAGTATCCGCAACTTCCTTGATAGTTGTCTTGATACTAACACCGGCTTCGTAGCTTTTATTAAAGCGGACTTCCCTTAATGGCTTTTCAGCATCCCCAATAGTAAGAGTCGTTATCATATTAGCCCCTTGCCTTTTTGTGGCACTTTTGCTGACATTACCGATAAATAATTGTTCAAGATTCTCTCCGTAACCAACCTCTAAAATAACAATGGTATCCGGTTGCTGTGATAAAACTCTGGTAGTCTCATTGAGATTATAAACATTAATCGTTCCCTTATTAGCCTCTGGCCCCCTTTTATTCTTTTCAAGATCGAATACAATCCGCAATCCCGTGGCTTTGACATCATCAATTATAATAGCTGAATTCCGTCCAAATAACATCAGGTTGTATCTGCATATAGCAATAGAGAATTAACACCTAAATCGTCTGCTCCCGCTTCTACTGCTTCGTTCTCAAGATTGAATATAATAAAATGACCAGCGGGTAATGCAGCATCCTTAAATCGAACAATCAAATCAGAGCCCTGGAGCAAAGGCACGCCGTTAATTAAGGGAATGTCCTCTGCATCCTTAACATCCATAAACCACCTGTTCATTCTAAAGTTAAGGCGGAATGCCAGAGTAAAAAATACACCATCAAGGCTTATCCTAAATTCATAATTGCGGTTATCTGTAATTACCGGTATTTGTCTAAGCATTATTGAATCAAACCTGCCCTTTGACCTATCCCAAAAGCCCATGTTTTCGGATTTGTTACTTTGTCTAAAACCGCCTGTTCTGCTATCTCTGCCGATTTATTACCTTGTTTAGTTTTATCCAGTGCTGGTCCCGCATCATCGGCAATATTTTCCTTCGTCACGGGAACTACCTCACTTGATACTATTGTAATTTGACTGAACGAAGCCGTAAATCGCAATTCATTCGACCGCCCTGCCTCTACGGGGATAGATAATCTCTCCATGATCATATTGTTATAATCCCTTAGTCCAGTGGTAATGCTTACCGGGATACCTAATAACCAAATATCCTCAAATACTTCTAAGGCGGATTTCGTTGGTTTCTTTTCAGCATTAGCAACTAATGAGCTACCTACCTTCGCTGTGTATCCAGTTATAGCCGCCCCAGCTATTCCGCCAAATATACCCCCAGCAACCCCAGCTAAATTACCAATGGCAACTTCGGCCAAGTCAATAGGATCATCTGAAATAATACCAGTCATTGTAAGTGTTCTGGGTTGCTTGATAATGTGATCTGATATTTCCGAACCATCCTCAATGCCATGCTTGGTAGCCTGAGCCTCAAGGCCGTGGCCCTCATTGACAGTTGCATCAACTTTCAGGAGTTCCCTGTCGGCATAAAGGATAGTAACCCGCTTTTTACCTTGATATAGGTCGAATATGTTCATTATTTTTGCCGTGGCTCGGTCTGCCTGCGTGCGTGCTCAAGTTCTTCATAAAAAACTTCTTTTGCGGCTGCTGTTATTGCTGGTGCAATTTCCTCTGGCGGAGTCCAAGCAGGCACATCAATCCTGATATTAGGGCTTAAAGTAATGACATTGCTAATTACTCCAGCCGCAGCCCTACCTACAGGAAGAATCTCTGGGCCAATACCAACTGAGGTAACTGCTTTAACAACGGGAAGTTGCTTTGCCATTTCTATCAGGCCAACCTTTATAGAAGCCGCATCAAAGGTTAGTATGCCTTTTAATGCCAGTGCTATCCCTGCTATAAGTTCCCCCAGGCTTTCTAAAGCATCCTTTGTTATTTTAAATGCGTTCGGGAATTTCTTTTCAAAGGCATCCAGTATCAATCCAGTAACGCTATCTTTGCCCTCAAAATAACCCTTGATGTCTTGCAGGAGAATTATCAGGGCGCCAACGGCGATCCCTACCAAGATCGGCATAGCAAGCATTTTTAACTGAGCTAATAAAGCGGCCTTTCCTAAAGTGCTATAAGCAATGACCACTTTATTCAAGGCAAGAATAATGTTACCGATACCCATCAACATCTGGGCTCCCCATAATATTCCCATTGCAATGGCGGCAAACTTAATAGCTTTTTCAAGTCCCCCAAACATATCCGCCATTGATTTAATAGTAATAACAACGCCTTTTGCTACTCTAAAAACCCACTCCATAGCCTTCGCAACATTCTTGAAAAACTCAACTGCTTTAAGTTTGATTAATTTCTCATTTGCCTGTAAATATTCAAGGGCAAATACCACCATCTTCTTGGACTGTGGCAATAATGTTTTACCTATTCGCCGTGAATAGATAATAAGAAAATCTATTAAGTTTGACCAAAGGCCAAAGAGGGTTTTACTCTGCTTGGCCATCATGTTGTTAAACTTGCCACCCTCTGAACTCATTCTCCGAAATGCCTCTTCAATTATGGGAAAGCCAATTTCTCCTCTACTAACCATTGCACTAATCGCTTCGTCATTCTTACCTGTTATTTCGACAAGCGTCTCCATAATAGGCACGCCTAAAACTGCAAAGTCCCTCAACTCCCGACCTGTTAATTTTCCCTGCGTTTTGACTTGCCCGAAATTAAGAGCAACACGCCATAGTGGTCTGCTCAGGCCAGCAGCAACATCACCGAGAGCTTTCATAGTAGGTATTATTTTGTCTACCTCAATACCCATTGCCAGAAGTGTCTTTGCATTTTCCTCAACTTCCGGGATTTTAAAAGGGGTCTTAGCGGCGAAAGCATAAAGGTCTGATAAAACTTCCTTAGCTTTTTCAGCACTTCCCAACATTGTTGTAAAGGCTATCTCTGTCTGTTCAAGCTTACCGGCCTCACGGACAAAAAATAGCATCCCGGCCCCAGCAGCGGCAATAGCAATAGTAAGTCCTTTGATACTACTCTTTAATTGACCAATACCCTTATCGAGTCGCTTTAACTCCTTGTCATCAACATCGAATCCAATCCTTACGAATAAATCCCTAACCTTCATTTCTTATTTTCTCATATTTTCCGGCATATTAAAATATTCTACTTCTTCCCGGATGTCCAATGCTTCGTGTGCATCAATTAGGTCAGTTAGGCTCCAGTGCTCTTCCATTTCCTTTAATGTCGTTATCTCGGCAAGGATAGGTCGCCAGATGTAGAGATTGACTTTTATGCCGGTAGGTTGATGGCCGCTTGTTTTAGGAAGTCTTGAAGGACGGAGCCCTCGCCGAAAAAATCGGCGTATTCTACCTCCATCGCTGCACTCACAACTTTGATAAGGTGCATTATTCGCCCTTTAAAAAGAACATTAAACGCCTTACTAACTTCCCCATGTCCTTTATGTTGAACCTGGCTTGTCATTGCAAGAATAATCTGCTTGATCTCGTTTTCGTCCAGCCGTTCACACAAAGATGCTACGATTTCCCCTATGTCCATTTTCCTAACAACATCATCAACATCGGCATCCATAAGGTTCTCTATACCGCTCTTAGCCATTTGTTCCGTTGCTTTCCCGATTGATTTGCCAGTTATTTTGAGGATTTTAGTTAGGGTCAAAATGCTTGTCATCGGATCCATCTGGTGAAATGTATAGACCTCCTCATCAATAGTCCTCTCGACCGCTTCCCTTGCCATAACCTACCCTTTCCCGATAACTATAAAATAGCTACCGGATTACCGCCAAGAACATGAATGGACAGGTTGCCTCTAATAAGCCATTCATATTCTCCAGCCTCTTTTCCATAAGCCGCATCCGGGGATTTCGTAACTGTCGCCTCTGGTATAACATGCAAAGATACCCCGGACTTATCAGTAACAGATACACTGATTTGAGCCCCTGAATTGAAAAAAGCGGATAGCACCGCATTGTCAACCGATGCCTGGGGCAATACCAAAGTAAGAACCCCCATCTTATTAGCGTTTTTTGTCCGGGTAGCCTCCCCCTGAGTTCCGACCGTCATCATAAAGTTTTCCTCATCACGGGCTGCGGTCACGGTATTCCATGATTTGATGATAGAACCCCCCACGATAACAACAACCTGGGAAGGATCGTAGGTTTTTGTGTCTGCCATAATAACCTCCTATGGTTTTAAATTTTAATCTTATACTGTCAAAGTGCCTTTTATTGCTACCTTATTAACAGCACCCTGTAACTGTGCTGACCAAGATACATCATTCAAAAAGCGGGCTGCCTTATCTGCCGGGTCAACATCATCAATAGCAGGCATATTGATCACGATGGAATCCCTAACTACGAAGCCCTTGTCAGCACCTTTCTCCAGCCAGTAACGGATTTTATCTTCTACCTGACCAATACCCTGAGTTGTGAAAGGAACCTTTTCAGCATTTACCAGCAGGGCGAAAATGCCTTCCGCCATTCGGGTTCCTAACCAATCCGCCCCCCGGATTATATCAATATATTCCGCTGAGGCCATGACACCATAGCCGGAGACAACATTTTGACCTGCAATTGTCTCAAAGAAATTGCAGTTTTTGCCTCTCAGATATGTTACCTGGCTACCGGTTAAAACATCTGGAGTAATTCCGGATAGTGATTGTAAATACCAATTCGTAGAGCTGGGGTCTTTTGGTAACTGCTTCCCAAACCAAGCGGCTTCCGGGTAATTCTCTTCGTCTGTCGAATAGAATACTCCCCCGGTATGATCATAAGCTAAACCCTTTAAGGTGCTGGCAATATCATCTGTCGCTGCGGTTGGGATTGAGGATTCGTCAATACAAGGCAGGTAGATTTTCATAAGCGGTTCGATGTATGCAGCGGCGTCCTCGATATCCTGAAGCTGCTTAGCCTCAGTCGCACTTCGGGTTAAAACAAGACCATACCAGTCGTCATTTTCAACTCTCAGGGCGGATAGCTCGCTGGCTACATTGATATTCGGCCTATCCCCGGCAATGCTCTGCCGGGCATCCACCCAAATATTGAATTGAGACCCGGCAGCATTTGCAGTGAGATCGTAAGTTCCGTCTGCATTGTCAAGGGCAGTTACCGGCTCTGCACCTGCGTTTATAGCTGTTACTAATAATCCGGCAATCTCAATTACAGTCGGGGTAACGTCGCTGGTAACAATAAACTTGGTAGCGTTGATCTTGGTCATGTAATCAGTCTCCGCCGTGGCTGTATCCACTGTAACCACTGTCACCTGAGTTATGCTTTGCCGGGTGCCGGTTGTGAAAGTAAATGGATCGCCAGAGACATCCGAAATGCAATAATAAGTCCCATCTGTATTGTCCGTAGCTGTTACCGGTTCGGAGCCTCCATTAATGGCAGCTACCAGTAGGCCGGCGATCTCAATAGCGGTTGCATCGGCATCACTGGTGACTTTAAATTCCACCCCATTAATGTAGGCAAAATAATCCGTTAAATTCTCTACTGTATCTACCGTAGCCGTCATTTTCTGGATAGCATTCGCACTCCGATCCCCAATCTTGATCTGAGTAGGGCTTACTTCTTGACCAAATAATTGCTTGGCTGCTTTATACTCCTCGTCGGTCGTGGCGAAGTCCTCCTCTACTGCGTCAATATTGTTATAAGTTCTTGATAGTTCCCCAAGAGAAAATTTAGCATGTTCACCGAAAACAAGAGCGGTTCCGAAACCTACTCTTGTCAATTTCGCCGTTTCCCTGGTAATGTTGATGGTGATAATGTCATTAATTGTAGTTCCCATTTTAACCTCCCATTTTAAGTTGTATCTATTGTTTCGTCAATTAATCCGTCCTGTCCAGTGAAACGAACCTTTTGAATTTCACCGACAGCATCATCTTCTATAGCCTCACCATAAGCAAAGAATATATCTACCGCAGCCCGATCCTCAAATTGAGTATCAAGTAAAGTGCTTAAATCAACCGGATCTTCTGAACCCCAACAAGCCAAGCCAGCCTGTCTTAATGGAGTTAAAACCGATGGTTTTTCCAGAGAGCTAATAAGGTTTCCTAACTGTTCAAGATACCCGTTACCGCCATAAATACCAACGGTCAATGTAAATTCCCATCTCATTGCATAAATATATGTATCCAATTCCTTGTATCTCTCCTCTGCTGATGGGCTTGTTTTCCGGGGCCCACTAAGTATATTCAAAAGAGCATAAGGCGGATCGGGCCGGGGGCCTCCCCTATCCCAGATAACATTAGAAGCCGAGAGGCCCAGAACAGTTGATACCCACAACTGGATAGCGTCTTCTTTGGCCTTATCTAATCTATAAGCACTGGACTCGGCCATTAGGTTTGCCCCTCTATCAATAACATAGTTGCCTTGATATGTTTCAAGGCGGTCGTCTGATAACTCTCAGTCTTTAATATCATATATCTCAGGCCATCACTTGCTCTGGTAACAATATCTCTAAGCTGAATATCCATTACTACCGTAAACATATTCATAGGCTGCTTTTTTCTGTCACCTTCGGCAAGTAGCAATAATTCATTTCCGGTCAAGGGAGTTATTGTTACCAGTTCATTCTCATGGATGATTGATTCTGAACCCTCTACCCATCGGCCCTTACTATCATAAGCCCCACCCGTGAGTCTGCTGATATTTACTTTTTCCCTACCTATTAATCCCATTAATCTGGTATCACTGGTTTAATTATAGTAAAATCAATGTCGCCAGATTTGTCAATATTGCTACTGCTGAAATGAATCTTTAGTTCGCCAACATAAAGATTTTTTTCTTGGTCAAGATTGTCTGCTGATAATGGCAAGGTTACAATCCCACTCGCTGCTAAAGTTTTATCAAATGTGCCGTCTGCTTTCTCAATGATATATGCCGGATCGCTTTTTAATCTTTTTACCCCGAATGTCAAAGTAGCGGCGGAGACATTTACAGGATCACCAGCAGCATCCTTGATAGTAAATCTCAAAGTCTTGGCTTCTTTACGCTTAAAAGATACTTCCTCATTCGCCATTATTCTACCACCACTTCGACATCAATAATGCCGTCCACTTCGACTGTAACATCAATGTCGGCAATAATGAGATCCTTATCCTCCTCACCATAGCCCTGAGTAATTATCATCATGGCACAAATACCCTTTCATATACATCCTTCATAGAAGCCTCACCCGCAGCATTTTTGAGATTAAAGGTTACCAGTAAGCTTACATTGTCGGGCTTATAAAGTTTAAGTTGATTATTTTCTATAAGCCACCTACCTGAGAGTATATCTGATAAAAACTGAGCTCCTATAATTAAGGCGTCAACATTGCTATCCACTGTGGCAAGTGCCGCCGCTTTAGCAACAGTAGCCTCTACCGCTCTTGTAGATAGCACCACATCCAAGTTATCTGCTATCTTTTTCATTTCGTCGCTGATTAAAAATGCCTCGGTCAAATGGGTTGTGATACTATCAACAGTAGCCTCTACTAATACTTGATATTGCCCGGCTACTAATGCACTAATATCTAAGGCATAACCATAAAAGCCAGTCTTGGATTGCTTCTTAACCATTGCAAAGGGCGAACCGGAAATCGCCGCCTCTGTGCCATCTGCCTGATTGACCAGATAAACATTAGCATTGCAGACCGAGGGATCGATTTTAGTCCCATCTGCCTTCGTTGCGGCCACATAAATATTGACATATTTCAGTCCGGTTTTGACTTTGAGAATCAATTCAGGAGCCCCCCTCCCATCAGTGGATTATTTTCCAAGTCATTTGATAGCAGGTCAAACTTGCCTAAATCTGGATCGTAGTCATTGATGGATAGTGTATCAATATACTTTGCATCCGGGTGGGGAGTTTGTGCCAAGTAGAATCTTAAATGATTAAGAGAATCGGCGGTGTTGTGCCTGAAACCAAGATTCGTAAGTTTTGGGGTATCCATACCTCCAACACCCCCGGCGGCACTAACCCAACAAACCCACTTTTTAGTAGCAAAATCGAACTTGACTTTACCAACATAGAACTGGCCGTTTACCACTGCCACACCCGTGGAAAGCCAAGTCCCGCCACCAACACCATTGCCATCATAGCACTTTACATAACCATCTAAGAATCCAACCAATATTGCCTGCAAAGCTGATGTTTTACCGAACACAAACCACGGGAAGGATTCGGTCACATCAGAACTTCCAAGGGCAAACTTGGCCCAATGATCTTCATTGTTAGTCCCAGCAAAATCTCTTTGTCCCGATACATAAACACCGCTGATATAGTGGCCCTCTACCCCCTTTGCCCCTTCAAACTTAACTGCTTCTTGAACCTGTGGATAAGTATCGCCAGCGGCTTTATAGAAACCATCACTATCAAGATCGCCGCTGGGAAGTAAGTTGAAATTTTGTGAGTAGTTAATAGCCATTAACTAAGCCTCTTTTCAAGAATATCAATATCAAAATCAGGGCAGACTTTTTCCTCTGTCATTTGCTCCTTTGTCAATTCAACCGCTCCGGGTATCAATACAAAATCCCTTGATTCCATCACAACGGCGGCACGGGGTAACTTCTCATCATAAAATACCCCGAACCGTGTCCCCGGTAAGATTTCCTTAATAACCGCCACATCCATCAATTCATTGTCCAAGAATTTCTCTTTGACAATCTCTACCGGAAATATGCCGAATACTTTCATTATTTAATTACTCTAAAAGTTATTCTTTGTAGAATATTTGTTGTTGTATCGACTAAAGGTTGATCACCTACTTTGCCCGCAACAGTTTTTCTTGCTATTGTTGCTGGAGCGTTGGGAACCGCCCACTCTTTGCTGCGGTTAATCCGTTTGACAATAACATCATCGGCAACATATACCCCAAGCCCCTTTAAAAATCTTTCAGTAGTCATCTTGCCCCGAACAATATTATCCTTACCCTTATCCAGTTTATCAGCAATAN